CTGCGTGCCGTTGACGGTGAACTCGTTCTCGAGCTCACGCGTGATGGTGATCTTCGCTGTCTTGAGCGAGGTGATCGGCGCCCCCACGGCGGTGCCGCCAAGGCCCATCAGCCCGACCCACGCGGCCTGCGGCAGCACACCGGACGGCGCGGCCGTCGGGCGGGCGCTGGCAGCCGCAGACACCCACGAGTTCGCCTTACCCGTCCAGGTCAGCAGCCCGGTCGCGGCGTTGAACTCGAACACGATCTGCGAGAAGCACGCGGACGGGAACACGCGCGCGCCCACCGTGGCGGTCGGCCCGTAGTACTGCGTGAGGGTGTGGGTGGTCGGTTGCGCGGTCGGGGCGGCCGAGGTCGGGTTCAGTAGGCTGATCACGCTTGTGTACGGCGCGCTGGAACCGGTGGTGGTGATGTCACCGAGCAGGTTGCCGAGCGGGTAGCCGATCGTGTCGGCGAACACCGGGCCGCCGCAGGAGATGTCGCAGTACTCGACGCCCTGGATCACGTTGAACGAGTCGTTGCCCATCACGCCGCGGTAGGCCTTGTCGTCCAGCCAGGTCGGAGTGTCCTTCCACGTGAACGAGTCCGTGAGCAGCGTCGCGGTCATCGCCACCGGAGTGCCGGGCGTGACCTCCTTCGCGACACCCGAGAACTGGGCTACGGACGGGTATGCGTTGACGGCGGCCATCACGCCTCCTTGCTGGTGTCAGGCGCCGTCTTGGCGCTCTTGCCGGACTTCGCAGCAGGGGCCTGCCAGCAGCCGTCCTGGGGGTCGTAAGGCACCTCGTAGGTGCCGTCCGGCTCGGCCTCGACGGGCGGGTGGCCGGGGAACAGATAGGTGCGTGTGGACGCGCCGACATACGTCAGCTCCACGTCTGCCTCCAAGGGCTGGGAAGGGAGCTGGCGCGGTGCGCGGTCAGCTGAAAATGAGCTCGGTGATCTCGAGCGAGACGGAAGCGGCCTGCGTCATTCCGCTGCCGGCGAAAGTCACCGGCTCAGACACCTGGTCGTCGATGCCGAAGGTCCACTCGCCGGCCTGGAACACCACGTCCGGCCGGCCGAGGGTGCGCCCACCGGTGCGGATCTGCGCCTTGAGTTCGTCGATGATCTGGTCGAACTGGTCCTGAGCGGTCTCCCAGTCCGGATCGATCGACCAAAAATGCATGACGACATGCGCCGTGTAGTCGATCTCTTTGACACCGCTGGTCGGGCCGCCCATCGCGAGCCGCGACTCGTGCGCGTTGGACAGCAGCACGTAGGCGTTACACCGGTACTTGGGCGAGCCGGCCGGGATCGTCGGCGGCTGCCAGTTGACCTTGCCGCGGCGTACGTCGTCGAAGATCTCCGCGGCCTGCAGCCACTGGGCGAGCGCGGAGCGGACGGCGGCGCGACTCACGACGTGGTCCGAATGTAGTCCCCGCGGTTGAGGATGTCCGTCGCCATCTTCAGGTCGCCCGCGGCGTTGTACGGGTCGGCGCTGCTCGTGACCCTGCCGTCCGTCGACGCGGCGACCAGCCCCATGTTCCCCTTCTGCTTCGACAGCCCCGAGACGACGAGCACGACGGCCTCTTCGACGTCCTGCGGCAGCGCGGTGAACGCGGCTCCGGCGAGGTGGTCGTAGGCGAGCGGCGCGGCGAGCGTGACGGTGTTACCGGTCACCGAGGTGGCGGCCACGATCTCGCGAGTGGCGCCGTCCTCGATGCGCAGCGGCGAGAACGCGGAGAGCACGCCCGTGGAGTCGAGCACGGTCACGGTCTGGTCCCCTGCCGACGCTGGCGCGGCCAGGCGGGTGACGGGGAAGCCGTTGACGTAGCTGTACTTGACGAACAGCGGGTAGTTCGCGGGACCGGCGGGCATGCCGAACTGAATCGGGCCCTGCGACGAAGTGACCGGGAAACCGCCCTGCGTTGCGACGATCCGCTTCGGTTCGACCCAGCAACCGGCGAGCGTCGCCCACTCGACCAGGTCACCGGGTGTGGCACCGACCCACAGGTCGGTGAGCTCGAGGGCCGGCTGATACCGCGGGACGATGATGAGCTGGCCCTGCCGGTTGTAGGCGGCCATCTTCTGCTCGGTGTCTGCCGTCGCCGCGAGCACCTGCATGCAGATCGAATCGACCCACGTGGAAGCGCGCTCGATCAGAACCGTGAGGGCGGCCTCGCAGTCCTGCGGCGTGCCGTCCTGGACGAGGGTCTGCCAGTTGACGGCGGTCTGCCCGTACTTGAACTGGTCGTTCGTCAGATACGGGGTGTGCCGGACCTGGCTCGTGTATGTGGCGATCGCGGACGGCGGCATGTCACACCACCCGGACCTCTCCGGCCGGTTCGACCACGGTCTCCGGCGTGCAGGTGATGCGCACCCACGCGTAGTAGGTGCCGACTGCGAGCGTGGTCGCGCCGCCGTTCGGGCCGACCAGGCACTGCGCCACGTAGGTGCCAACCTGGGTCGTGTCCCAGCTCGCGGCCTGCCACACGGTGGGTGCGGCGTAGGCGGTGGTGAACGCCATCTCGACCGTGGCGAACGTCGCGAGGTCAATCGGCTCGCCGTTCTCCGCGGCGAACACCGGCACCCGCACGTACTCGGTGGAGGCCTGCGAGATTGTGGCTGTCACCACTCCCCCTATCTGCCATTTCACGGTTGGGGACGAGAGAGTGATCTGCACGGCGCTACGCCTCGGGGGCGGTCCACACGCCGTGCTCGCAGCCGACACTGTGCGCGCCGTCCGGCAGGCCAGAGGGGAAGCACAGCGGGCACGCAGCGGGCTGTGCGGGCGCTACGGGCTCAGGGCCGTGCTCGCCGACGATGACGGCCTGTCCGACCTTCACCGGGCCGCCTGTGGCTTTCGGGGTCGTGCGCTTACGCGGCTGCGCCGGCATCGGCGGACTCCCTCACACACTCGGCGCCGCACTTGCCGCAGCGCTTGAAGAACGAACCGAAGTTGCAGGCCGGGCACCGGAATCCACCGGAGGGCTTCGGAACGCCGGCGATGTTCCAGTGGCCGTAGCCCGCGGACTTCAGGTGCACCTGGGCGTCACGGTCGGGCATGTCGAAGAACCCGCCGCGCGCCGTGTACAAGCGGCCGTCGATCTGGGTTTGGACCTGGCGCCGGTCCTCAGCGGGCACGCGCATGCCACGACTCCTCGAGTTGATGTGGGTGGGGTGGGCGGCCGGCGCCCTCCGACGCGACGTCAAGGGCGCCGACCATGGGCGGGATCGTCTTGCGCTATGCGTGCAGTTGCCGCCTTTCGCAGGCGATCCCGCTACGCGGCGACGCCCCGGCGCCATCAGTTCCGGGGCGGCGACACGCCTTCCCGCACAGCCGCTGTGGCCCCACCACCCCTGGAAGGCCCAGCCGTGCGAGGAGAACCCGGCGCATGCCCATCGCCGGGCTCGACCTGTGCCCTACTGGACGCCGAGCAGCACGCCGTTCCACGCCGGGGCGTGGTGCACGAGCGTGCCGACCTGGTAGGTCGAGGCGTCGTAGGACATCTGGATGTCGGGCCAGTCCAGGATCATCATGTCCTGGACGTTGACCTTGGCGATCGGCGCCGGCACCCGGGAGTCCGGGATCGGCAGCGACGTCGACCGGATGGTGACGCAGCCGTTCGGCATGAAGCGGTGCGTCTCGACCTCGACGACCTTGCCGGTGTTCGGGTTCATGTGCCCGCCGACGACGGTGCCGAGGATCGCGTTGCCGTCGCCGGTCTCCACGGTGGTCCGGTAGCCCGAGGCCGCGCCGGAGCCGGTGCCCACGCGCATGAGTTGGTTGTACTCGGTGCGCAGCGCGCCGGTCATGAGGATCTCGTCCGGGTCGGCGCCGTTGTTGACGTACATCGTCTGCAGCGCGGTATCGATCTCGCTGCCCGGGTTGGCGGTCGAGAACTTCCCGTTGACCCGCTGGACGTACCCGGACAGGGTCGGGTCGGCCGAGACGGTCAGCAGGCCGTCGTAGCCGTTCGCGTTGGCCGAGGAGTCCGTGGTGGACGGGTTCGGGCCGCCGGTGCCCGGAGTCGCGGTCACCGTGATGGTGTTGCCGACGAAGGTGCCCACGAAGTGCGCGTTGGTCGGGCCGGTGGTGGTGCCGATGTACAGGCCGTAGCCGAGCGCACCGGCCGGCTCAGTGGCGACGGTGACGGTGAACTGGTTCGTCGAGCCGGACAGGGCACCGGTGTTGACGACGGTGGACGGCACGGACTCGAAGTTGCCGCCGCCGGTCGACGGGCCGGACAGCGCAGTCACGTAGATGTAGTACGTGTTCGCGGCCACGGTGCCGCCGGTGGCGGACGACGCGACGGTGACGACCGGCGCGGAGATCGCACCCTCGTAGCCGGAGCCGGAGGAACGGCCGTACAGGTCGGCGCGCTCCTCGCCCATGAAGTGCGCCCACATCAGCGCGAGGTGCGAGACCGAACGCGGGTCGTCGAAGCCGAGCGCCTCGAACTGGGTGATCATGTCGACGGAGTCGGAGAATCCGAGCTCGACGTAGCCGACGGAGTGGTCCGAACCGGTGTACGAGATCTTCGGCGGCCGGTTGAGCGCCGCGCCGTAGGTCGGGACGGAGCCCTGCGCGTTGTTCGCACCGAACACGACGTTCTGCGACGTGGTCGAGGAGAAGAACGGCATCAGGTTCGCCGCGCCGCCGGGGATGCCGGCGTTGGTGAACGAGTCGATCCGCTTGAACTTGCGCGCGTTGCCCTGGCCGGACAGCCGCGGGATCGAGTTGCGCAGCCGGGTGTAGAGCGGCACCAGGAGCTTGAGCATCGGCTCCAGGTCGTACGGGGTGATACCCGTGCCGCCGACCGGGTTGGACGGGGTCCAGTCCTTGTTGACGGTGCCCTGGACGTAGGCGCGCAGCGAGTCGAGGTCGCCCTGCATCGCCGCGGCCTGGTCGGCGCCGAGGCCCTTGGTCAGCTCGGCCAGACGGCCGAGGGCCGCAGTCGGGGCGCCGCTGCCGGCGGACTTGTTGAGCACCATGTAGCCATCACGGTTCTTGGTGATGGACACGCCGCCGCGGTCGTGCTGCTCGAGCACTGCGCCGCACGCGGACTTGAAGGCCTCGAGGTACTGCCCGAGCTCGAGGTTCGTGGTGGCGTCGGAGAACATCTCCTGAAGGACGCCGGGCTTGCGAGCCATGCGTATCTCCTTGCGATCCGGTGCGCGGCTAGGCGTCTTCGGCCTTGGCCAGCGCGTTGTAGGCGGCACGCACGGACTGGTCGCTGGTGTTGAAGGCGATCGCCTTGTACCGCTCGACCTGCGTCTGTTGCGTGTTCGGGATGTCCTGCGGGCGCAGGAGCATCGGGCCACCGGGGACCGGCGTGTCTCGGAGTCGCGCAACCTCGTCGCTGAGAGCCTTGATGCTCTCCTGTGCGGCGCTGAGAGCCTTTGTGCTCTCGCTCGTTGCCTGGGCGACCGCCTTGTTGACGATCTCGGTGATATCCACCGTGGGGTCCGTGGCCACGGACTTGTCGGTGGTGGTCTGAGTGGGCTCCTCGGCGGGAGCCGGTGCGTCAACCTGCAAATTTGCAGCTTGCGTGGTGTCGGGCTCAACCGCCTTCGCGGGAGCCGCCTTGAGCGAGCCGTCGCTGTTCCACGTGTCGGGAATCTGGTCCGACGCGCCGAGCTTCTTGGCGTTGCGGATGATGTGCCGGCGTACGGCATCGTGCCCGGCGCCGCCCCGGCCGACCGCGCTGATCGCCTTGTCGAGGTCGTCCTTGTCGCCGATCGGGTAGGACGGGTCGCCATCAGCATTCGCGATCGCCTTGCCCTCGCGGAGCATCTGGCGCTTCTGCTCGGCCGTGTACTTGCCCTTGACGAGGTCGGCGCCGTCGGCGAGACCCACGTACATCACGTCGTCGCTGCCGTCGTCGGTCTGGCCGTCCTGCTGCTGCTCACGGCACAGGAACCGCTGCATCGAGCACACGGCGTCCATCAGGATCGAGATGTCGTAGGCCTCTTCCTGACGGCCGTTCTTGAGCTCGGTGGCCTCGGAGATGATGAGATCGGCGAGGTCCGCGATGACGGACTGGGCGCCGTCGATATCGGCGGTCTCGTCGTTCGACTCGTCGTCATCCGCGCCGTCTTCGGCGTCCGGGACGAGGTCCTTGGCGAGCTGCAGGGCGACACGGCCGCGGCCCTCGGCGAGTTCCTCGACGAACGTGCACTCGCCGTTGACGGACTTCGCGAGCGTGAGCAGCGCCTCGGGGTTGCACGGCGAGTCGACGAGCGAGACCTCGACGATGGAGCCGGCGACGATGCGGCCGCCGGGCGCGTCCTTGTCCTTGGTGATCCGCGCGTTCTTGATGCCGATCGAGTAGCCCTTGAGCACGCCCTCCTCGACCTTCTTGGCCGAGACCGGGTCCACGACCTTGGAGCGCAGCATCCACGAGTCGCCGTCCTGGCGCTCGAGGTCGATACCGACGCCCGCGGCGATGTTCGAGTGCTGCTCGCGGACGTTCGCCGCGGACTTGAACCACGACGGCATCGCCTCGGCGAGCCACGTCGGGTCGCAGATCTGCTCGTCGTGGTCGAGGGCCGGCGACGTCGCCTTGCCGTACACGATCAGGTTGCCCTTGTCGTCACGTTCCCGCTTGACGATGTCTGCGGCGTACACCCTGGTCAGGGCCATGATTACCTCCCGCCGTCAGCCGGCGTCGTAGTGGTCGGGCCCTGGCATCAGGGCGCACCGGTCTCCCGGATGGATGGGCGGCCGTAGGTCGCCTGTGGGGAAGGGCATCCCGACCGGCACGGGGTCGGACTTGGCGTTCTCGTCGCACAGGGGGCAGACCCTGTCGTCGTTGGCCGAGACCCAGATCTGTGTCTGGACGCCGGCGGACTGGTAGTGCGCTGCCGCGGCGGCGGATTGGGCGCGGGTGAGTTCGGTCATCGAGACCTGGTTGGCGGCGGAGTCGTCGCCGAGCTGGCCTTGGATCAGTGCCGTGACCTGTCCGAGGTTGTCGCCGTTCACCGCGGCGCCGGCGAGGAGCCGTGCGAGCGCCATGGTGCGTGTCTCGGCCATGCCGCGGGCCTCGGTGCCGGCGTTCGCCTGTAGGGCCGTCAGGGCGGGCGCTGTGGCGCCCTGTGGCGCATTGCCGGGCTCCCAGCCCTCCCAGTCCCCAGCGGCGCCGTGTACGGCCGCTGTGGCGCCCTTGGTGCCGATGGCGTAGCCCTCGGCGTAGATGTCCGACACGATCGGCGTCAGGCGGCCGATGAGCAGCGCAGTGACGCCGTGGGCGGTCAGGTAGGCGGCGAGCGCCGTCAGGTACGTGCTGCCGGTCGCCGCGTCAGGCTGCTGCCCTCGGCTGCTCGCCTGCCAGTTCTTCCACGCCGCAACGACCTCTTGCACGATCAGGTTCGCGCCAAGCGCCGCAGTGATCTGCCGGGCCCAGTACGCGGCGGCCCGCTGGTCGACGCTGTGGCCCGGCCACGCCGGGCTCACACTTTTGGGGAGAACGCCGCGGTCACGCCGATGTCGCCCGCGCCGACGACCTTGCGTGCGATCGCTTCGCTCGCGGTCATCGACTTGAACAGGAACGGCCTGCTCGGCGTACGACCGGCCTTGGTGAGGAACCGGTTGAACGCGGCGATCTCAGCGGCCTTGACCGGCGACGCCTTGCCGAGCTTCGGAGCGTCGTCCTGCTGCTCGTCCTCGTCGTCGCCCAGGTCCTGCTGATCGCCGTCCGGCGTGTCCGGTGGGGCCTGCGCAGGTGAGACCATCTCGCCGGACGCGGCAGTCTGCGACGAGCCCTCGATGAACACGATCCCGCGCGCGGTCATCAGCATCGGCATGTCCGCCTCGGGGAACGTGTAGCGCGGCTTGCCCTGCCTGTCCCTGTCCTCGTTCAGCGTCATCCGACCGCCCTGCACGCGCGCCTCGGCGACGGCGTCCTGCGCGGCCTCGTCCTCCTCCTCGAGCCCGAGGAACTTGAACGTGAGTTCCGCCGGCGCGCCGAGGTAGAGGCGGGAGAGCTCCACGATGATCTCGGTGAGCATCCGGCAGGTCGGCAGTGTCGCCTTCCTGTATTGGACGTCCTCCTGGCCCTCGTGGAAGCCGGTGGCGCCGAGGCCGCCGGTCATCGAGAACCCCAGCTCGGCCATCGTGATGTCCAGATGCGAGGACATGATGGTGATCAGGTGCTGGTCGTAGTCCGGCCGGTACTTCGAGTCGATCGACTGCGGCCACGCGAGGTTGAACCCGGGCGGTGCGAGCTGCATGCGCTGCCGTTCGCGGGTGTTGCCGCGCAGTTCGTCGTTCAGTGCCTGCTGCCATTCGCGGCGCTTCTGCGCGGTGAACGGCTCGTTCCCGAGGTTCGCGACGTCCTTGTCGGGCACCAGCCACGTGTTCGGCGATGCGCCCTCGTCGTATTCGGCGAGCAGCCAGCCCTGACGCATCAGGTACAGGCGCGCGGAGATCAGGGCCTGCTCGACCTGCGACATCCCGTAGGGCGTGTCGGTGAACGGCACGGACCGGAAGTAGTACATCTGGTCGGCCTGGAACGCGCCGGGGACGACGACACCGTTCGGGGTGTCGATGGTCGTGGCGGTGAACTCGCCGCGCGGGAACCCGTAAATTTCTTGCTGAAAGGCTGGGAACGGCGGTACCGGTAGCGCGCCGCGCCAGTCGCGCAGCGGCTTCACGGTGCTGCCGTCGAGGACCTCGAGGTCGAGAAGCTGGCCGCCGAGTGTGAGCCGCGGGTAGATCGCGAGCGCGTCGAGGACCAGGATCTCTTCGAGGATCAGGTCGACCCACTGCTTGAACGTCAGGTTGTTCGCCCGCCACGGCCGCTCCCAGAACTGGGTGAGCCGTGCGATCTCCGACTGCATGCGCTCGCGCAGTTCGCCCTCGGCGTCGAGGCGCGAGGTGTGCTTGCCGTCGAGCATCGCCTGTTCCACAGCGGACTCGGACAGGGTCCATGCCCACTTGAGGCCGGAGATGTGCGACTTGCGGATCTGGATGCAGCGGCGCAGCAGGTCAACCTCGCGCGCGGCCTCGCGCAGAACGCGCCACGCCACGCGGCGCCGGCCGGAGCCGGGCAGGTTCCAGCCGGTGTCGTATTCGGACAGCCGCGGTTCGGGCCGGCCGGTGTCCCGTCGGGCCTGGTCGAGCGGCTGCGGCACCAGCGCAGAGAGCGGACCGAACGGGTTGTCGTCCCTCGGGTCGCGCGGCAACGGCACCATCTCGGCACCGGCGGGTGCGCTGGTCAGCGTGTTGAGCGCCGCCATCGTGTACTGCTGCGGCACGACGACGGGCGTGTTGGGCCGGCCTGCGCGGGCAGCAATCGACGGGTGCACCGCCTTGTACTTGCGGCGGTTGCGGTTGCGGCTGCTCGACACAGGTCACCGCCTCATCTGTACGAGTTCATCGAGGAACGAGGCGCCGGCGTGTTGGCCGAGGAACAGGCGGTGCAGGCCTTGTGTGGCGGCGTCGACCTGGTCGTCGTGGCTGGAGTTTGGGAACGTGGTGAGTTCTTCGAGCCAGTCGCCGATCCACGGCGCGAGGTGCGACGCGGGCAGATGGACGTTGCCGGCCTCGACGAACGGCGCCACGGCCGAGGCGCGGGCCTGCTTGGAGTCCTGGGGTGTGATCGGGATGATGCCGGGCACGCGCTGCCGCAGGTGGTTGATGACCGCTGGCCCGTTGGCTTTGTCTTCGATCAGGAGCGGGATGCCGGGGTACCGGACGGATGCGAGTTCGATCTGTCGGGCGGTCTCGGTGAAGTCCCAGCGTCCGCGTTTCTGCTCGAGCAGGAACGCATCTGTGCCCTTCTTGCCCCACAGCTGTCCGACGACGTAGTCGCTGCCGTCGGTGTCTTTGAACGTGCAGTCCCAGGACCAGACGGCCATGTCAAGGCCGAGCAGTTCCCAGCGTCCGCCACCGGTTTCGACGACTCGCGGGTTGTCGTACGTTTGCCACCAGTCGCGCTTGAAGATGCCGCCGTCGGCCGGTGTCGGCCGGCCCTGCATCACTGCGGCGAAACCGCGGGAACCGGCGTCCTTGCGGCGCTTCTCCCAGCCGCGCACTGTGCGGCCGCGCGCTGACTTGAGCCACTCGCCGGGTTCGCGGCCGAGCGGGTCTGTTTCACCCTTGGCTGGGTCGTGGTCAGCGAGCGCCGGGATGTTGATGTAGTTCCAGCCGTCGCGGTCTTCGGCGAGCAGGTAGCCGGCGAGGTCGTCTTGGTGCCAGCGGGTCATCAGGACGATGACGATGGCGTCTTCGGACAACCGCATGGAGCCGGTGGTGCGCCACCATTCCTTGGCGCGTTCCCGGTAGGTTCGCGAGTCGGCTTCGCTTTGGCCTTCGAACGGGTCGTCGATGATGAGGACGTCGACCGGGCGCCCGGTGAGGCCTCCACCGATGCCGACTGTGATCATGCCGCCGTCGTAGCCGGAGATGCGCCATTCGTTGGCGGCCGACGTGTCGTGGCGGATCGCCAAGCCCACGTCGGGGTTGTCTTGGATGTCGTTGCGGACGGCTCGTCCCCAGCCGCGCGCCAGGTGGTCGGCGTAGGACACGACGGCGATTCGGAGGTCTGGGTTGCGCTTGAGCAGCCAGAACGGGAAGGTGCGTGATACCCGCTGGGACTTGCCTTCTTGCGGCGGCATCGTGAAGATCAGCCGCGGTTGGCGCTTCTCGGCGGCAGCTATGAGCGCCGTGTCGAGCAGGTCGAGCGCCGGTGTCTGAATGGTGCGCGGCTCGATGTACTGCGCCAGCGTGCCCGGCGTTGGAAACTCCCGGGTGTTCTCACCCTCGAGGTAGCCGGCCGCAAGCGCCAGCGGATCCGTCAGGACGCTCACGAGACGGCGCGCAGGTGACGGGCGGCGACGCCGCGCGCCTGGGTGGCCTGCTCGCCGGTGGCGCCGAGGTGGAGTATGACGGCCTCGATGGCGCGCATGATGGCCTTGGACTGCGTCTCGGTCACCTTGAGCAGCCGCTCGTCGATGTTCAGTCGGGCGTACGACGACAGGACGCTGTTGGCGCGGTCCATCGCCCGCTCGTACAACTGGACGGCCGCGTACACCTGCTCGCCGTTGCGCTCCGACTCGTAGCCGACGGTACGCAGGTCGTCGAGCAGCGAGTGCATGAGCCGCTTCCACGCCATGACTTCACCGGCGAACTCGGCGTACGCGGCGAGCGGGTTGTCGATGGGCTCGACCTCGGGGGCAAGCTTCCCGAACAATTCTCGTGCCGCCGCATCGAGCAGGCGCACCTGAGCTTTGGCTACGACCTGCGGTGCCGCTCCACCGTGGAAGCGGCAGACGGTCGCGCCAGCTACGGCGGGGCGAGTACAGGGCTTTCCCGTGGACTTGGCGTGTGCGGTGCAACTGTCTGCCATGAGGTCCACCGCCTCCGGCATGTGCCTTGGGGTGTCTGCAGTGGGCATGACAAAAGCCCCCGGCGTCGAGGGCCGCGGGGGCTTTGGGCAGAGTTCTGCTGGGATCATTGGACACCCATGGGTGCCTGCTGGTCAACTGGCGGGTTCGGGCGTCTGCGGGGGTCGTGTGGCTCACGTAAACCGGTGGCAAATTGCCACGGGTTTCAGTCCGTGTCCGCGTGGGTCGTACTGCGGAAATTTCCGCAGTACGGGCGCTTCGGGTATTCAGTCCGCATCCGCGTGGGTCGTACAGTTTGCGCAGGTGGGGCAGTTCAACCGATCGGTTTAGTCCGCGTCCACGTGGGTCGTACCCTTCGCGGCCTGCGCCGCTTCATGCCTTGCTCGGCCGTGGGCTGCGATGCGATCGCGTGAGGCCTGCAGCGCGTCGCGCATCTCCTTCTCGAGTTCGACGAGGTCGCGGAGGAGGACGACTTTCTCGGGCGGGTCCCAGAGTTGGATGACGCGGAGTCGCCCGTCTTTGATCCATCGGTCGATGGTGCGTTTTGACCTTGGAATGCGAGCCATGACGTCGGCGAGGGGGACGGGTCTGCACAGGTCGTCCAGTTTGGCATCGGTGCGGTCGCGGTAACGCTGGGTCGACGTGGACGCTTGTCGCAGATCTGCGACAAGCGACTCCTCCAGATTTGGAGGAGTCACCGAGGATTCCGTGGCCGCGCCGCCACTTTCCGCAATGATCGTGACACGTTCATTTCCGGTCATGCGGCGCGTCCGTAGTGCGCGGCAAGCATGCGGATCCACTGCTGCAGTTCGTCTTCGTCGTAGACGTATCCGCAGCCGGCGCAGCGGGTGTCGCCGGTGGCGCGGCCGTGGTCGTCGAGTTGGTATTCGAGCGCCATGAGGTCGCATTCGCGGCACTGGATGCCTTGTCGTGGGGTAGGTCGGACGTCGTCGAGGTGGAGGGCGTGTTCGACGCGCCGCTTGAGTCGGCGGACCTGGTCGTCGAGGTCGATGGCGTATTGGCCGCCGGTGGCGAGGATGGGGCCGAGTTCGTTGACGAGGAAGCGGGCCGAGCTGGTGATGGTGGCGCCGCAGCGGGATCGGAGCGGCCGGGGCGGGAGTCCGGTTGCGGTGACCCATTCGTCTTCGAATGCGGTGAGGGTGTCGGCGATTTCGTCGATGAGCCGGTAGGCGCCGTCGCCGGCGTGGAGGGGTTGTTCCTTGGAGCCGGAGACGTGTTCGGGGGCGGGTGGGGTGCCGTGGACGGCTTCGAGGACGAGGCGGGCGGCGAGGTCGGGCATTCCGCGGAGGGCGGTGCGGAGTCGGTCGGTGTCGGTGTCGCACCAGTAGGGCCGGCCGGAGTAGGGCGTGTAGGGGTTGGGGTCGCCGTGGGTTTCGCGGCGTTGTTCGGCGTCGCGGTAGCGGCGGTTGCAGGGGCCGTCGCAGGCCTGCGGGGTCGGCATGGCTGCCTCCTTCGTGCTGGGCGTGGAACTGGGGTGAACCACCCCAGTTCCGCAGGTGTCCCGTTTGGGACACCTGCGGTCGGCTCTTATTGGTCAGGCGGCGAGGACGTCGGGGTACCGCGCGGCCATGACCGCCCGGCAGTGCACGTCGGCCTCGGGGGCCTGGTCGTAGATCAGGTTCAGGACCCCGATCTCGGCCTGGATGGCGGGGATGTCGTACGTTTCCTTGGCGCACTCGTCGAGGTGGAAGGCGCCGAGGGTGTCGCTGTGGCCGGCCAGCCACCAGGCGGTTTCGGCGTTGAGCTTGACGGTTCCGGGGGTGTCGCCGGCGGTGAGCGGCTGGGTGGCGAGGGTCTTGAACACGGCGGTCACTTCGGGTTCGGCCGGGAGGTCGGGGTTGGACGCGTGTGAGGCGAGCAGCGCGACGACGTGCTGGACGGGGATGTCGATGGTCTTGTTCATCGGTTTCTCCTTGATGGTGTTCGGGGTGGGGTTGGGTTGTTTGGTCACTGCGATTCCCGCGCGTTCCACCAGTCGACGGCGGTGTTCACGTTCGCGGCGGTGAGGACTTCGCCGTCCCAGCAGTTGTCGTGTTCCTGGCGGTAGGCGGCGAACGCCTTCTTGTGCAGGTCGCTGACCTTGCTCTGGCCGGCGGTGACGTGCTTGAGCCGGGCCGTGGGCTCCGGGAACGTGATGGTGCCGGTGCGCTCGTACTCGTCCTTGCGGCGGTCGAACTCGGCCTTGGCGTCCAGGGTGCGCAGGATGATGGCGCTGAGGCGCTCGTGGACGAGGTAGAGCTGGGCGTCGATGGTGGTGAGCGGCTCGCCGGCCTGGATCTGCTCGCGGGCGTCTTCGAGGAGGTTCAGTGCGGTTCCGATTTCAGCGGACGTCGTGTGGATCATGGCGGAGCCGCGCGTGTATCCGGCCTTGTTGGTGTTCTCGGTCATGTCAGTTCTCCGGGGTGGTGTTGGGCTGCTCGCCGCTGGCGGTGGCGAGGTGCTGCAGGTAGGCGCCGAGGTGCTTGGCGACGTCGGTGCCGGTGACGGTGTTGATCTCGTGGTGGCCGGCGAGGACGAGGCAGTCGGCGAGGGTCTGACCGAGGAGTCTGGCGAGGCAGACGAATGCGTTGGTTTGCTCGAGCGTGGTCAGGCTGGTCCACATGGAGGTGAAGGCGGGCAGGTCGGCGAGGGTGACGATGCGGGCGAGCGCGACGGCGTCGCGGTAGCTGTCGATGTATTCGAGGACGTGAGGCGGGATCGGGGGCGGGGTGTCTTCGGGGGTGTTGTCGTTCACGGGTTCTCCGGTGGTGAGGGTGGCGCGGGGGCTGGCCGCGTTGATGGCGCGGCTGATGTTGGGTGCGCCGTCGATGGCGCCGGTGTAGACGGGGCATTCCTGGTCGTGGAGCAGGACGATGCGCCAGACGTCTGTGGCCTCGTCGTAGCGGAGGTCGGGCGGTGCGGGGGTGGTGCAGTGGGCGCACTCGAAGTTCTCGACGAGTGCGACGAGGGCGGCTGGCGGGGCGGGCACGGCGTGCTCCTTCGAG